GTAATCTATTTACAGCATTTAAAGCAACGCCTTTTTGTATTTCTTGCATTGTAAATTGATTGGCTAATAAACCGTCAACCCATTTTTCTATTTCAATTAATGTTGGTGTATAAGGTTGGTTTAAGTTTAAAGAAGTGTTAGATACAGGCGCTACGGATGATGATTTATGACAATAAGAAGGTATACCTCTAAGTACAGCTTCAATTGCTAATGTTGATTGATAAGTTATTATACAATAAGCATTTTCAAAATCTTTAATCCAAGGAGTTTTAGAATCTTTAAATCTAACAATTATTTCTTTATCAGTTTGTGCCCTAACCGTTTTAATTGTTTCTTCTAACCAATGTTGTACGCCATTTTCAAATTTATAATATCTACCTATAGCATAAGAAGGAGGACAAATTAATATTTTATTACCAGTAGTTGGTATTATATTTTTAGGAAATAATAAATTTTTATTTTTTCTAATTCTAGTAGTATCTTCACTTGTCATTTTATCATTTACCAAGAAATTTAAATTTTCATTATTTAAACAAATTCTATATGATTTTTCATTTGTTATTTTATTTTCTATATGTTTTTCTGCTCTAAAAAAATATGCGTGATCAATATAATAATAGTTAATATTATTTTCTTTAGATCTCCATAATAATTGTTCTGTGCCTCTTAATATTCCTAAAACTACTATGGGTATTTTATCTTCTATCCACTTATGCCAATTAAAATCTTGCCAATAGGAAATTTCATACATATCCACATTTTTGGCATTTTTAAAATAAACACTTTCTGTGCTTTCGCAAAAAGCTCTAATAACGTGATTTGTTGCAGGTCTAGTTCCAAAACCGTAAATCATTTTTTAATTTGAATTTTAACAGCACTACAATAGAGATTAAACCATTCTTCAGAATAATCGCACATATCATAATCATTAAAATATGGGCCTCCATCTGTATAATGTACATTCTTTACATCTTCTTTATATGGATATTCACCTACTAACCAATTCCATTCTAATGGTAATGAACCTATTAGTTCTTCATTTTCTAACCATTTAAACTGATGCAATTCTAATCCACTGGCCTTATTAACATAGTCTGGTGTTAATGTTGTACACTTTTTACAATTCATTAACATAAAACTTGACCAGTTTTTCTTTGCATATTTTGTTTGTACTTGACCTAAAAATTTTGTTTCATCTTTAGGTGTGTAATCGTGTTTACAAACCTGCACGGCATACTTGTCATCTCTTAGTCGCCATAGTTCTGATATATCAGACAACATTAACATATCACAATCCATAAACAAAGCCCAACCTTGATAGTTCATAAGATGAGGTATAATAAATCTACTAAATGAAAATTCTGTTGATGATAGATTGTTTCTTTCCCTTACAAAATCATCTTTAATATTTGGTAAATATATTGGTGTAATTGATACTGGTTTTGTACTATGTTTTAATATACTTTCTGAAAGAATATGATATGCTATTTTTTCTTTGCTATCATATCCTATAAAAATGTTTATCATATTCTTGCCTCAGGACTTTTACCTAAAGCTTTTCTTTTAGGTCCTTTTGTATGATCATAGATCGTACCTAATACTGATCTAGCTTGTACGTGTCCTACATCATTATCACCTATATTTTTATTAAGTGTTTTTCTTTCATTTTCAAATTTTTTTCTAACAACGTCCCATATATAACTATCGTGTTGTTCTTTTTCTTTATAAATTAAATCTTCATTGTACATTTTTTTCATTTCATTAAAGTAATCTTTTGCATCTTTATGTTTTAAATTCCACAATAAAAATCCACATTCAGAATAATTTGATCTACCTAGGTAAGTCATCATTTTATCTTCTTCATATAAATATTTTTCTATAAATTCTACTGTTAAGGGTTTATAAAATACACTATCAGCATCCACCCATATTAATACATCATAATTTTTAAATTGTGAAGCTTGTACAACACTATAAACTTTATAACAAAATCTAACACCATCAGTTATAAAATTTTTAAAAGGTTTATTTTTGTTTCTTATTACAAAATTTTTACAATCTTCGCCTAATTCGTGTACTATTACGCCGGCTTCATATGGATTGAAAGCAAAATATTCTTCAGTATATACGTGTAAATCAAATGGCCAATTATAGGTTTGAAAAAATCTATAAGCATAATCATTATATAATTTTTTATTAAAAGATGTTATTACCAATACTTTCATACTACCTCGTAAATAATGTTTCTTTTTTAAGTTCTCCTCTATGGACATATCTATATTTTTTTAAATAATCTATCATATAATTTCTATAATCTATTTCATTTTTTGTTCTTACAGGTAATTCTAAACATAAAACAGGACCATACTTATCAATAGTTTCTATGCCGCCTTCAATTACCTCTTTTTCGTGATTTTGACAATCTACTTTTATAAAACCTATATCTACAAAATTATAATCATCAATTTTTTTTACATTTACTTTTATTGATGTTATTTGATTTTCTGATAATTTTCTATCGGTAGTACCTTCTTTTACTCCAAAATTATTTAAACTAGCATTACCACATTCATCTTGTGATACGTATAAATTCATCTGAGTATTTGTTACATTGGATATAGCTACATCATACAAAGTATAGTTTTTGTAATTTTTTAAATTTTCTATATAACATTCTATGTTATCAGGATGAGGTTCAAAAGCATAAACGTGTTTAAATTTTTGACACATTTGTTTTGACCAAAATCCAATATTACTACCAGCATCTATGGCGTTAGTATTAAAATTTTCAACCCATTTGAGAGCATATTCTCTTTGTGGATATTGATATTCAAAACTGCCATTAATAGGTTTTAACATAGGTTCAAAATGTTTGTCCCAATCAGGTAGATACCATCCTTTTATATTTTTCATTTAAATAGGCCAACTTTCTTTTGAAATAAACGTTTTACTTAATATCATATTTTTTTCCTCTTTGGATTTAACAAAATACCCCTCAATCAAATCATAGTTATTTATCTTAGCATATAAAACTCTTTTATTTCCAGTATGTACTGAAATTCCTTTTTTAAAATTACCTTTTTCGTCTTTAGGCCAATTTTTTTCTTTTTGCCAATAATGTTCCAAATCTGTTACTATAATAGGCCATAACATTCCATTTTTTTCTATACTTTTTGTAAAATTTTCCATTCTTTTATTCAACCATTTCAAACTAGGTATAATCATAATATCGTCAACTTTAAATTCTAATAAAGGTATATCTATATTTTCAATATATTTTTTAGCTTTTAATATTTTCATAACCAGCCTTCGCTATATAATATGCGTCTATAATATCTGTAATTGGGTTATTGAGTGTAGGTATATCAAAAACTTTCAAAAGATTTGTACTAGTATCTTTAGTAAACTGTTCATACATTTTTTGTTTATCTGCATTACCCTTACCTGTGGCAAATTTTTTAATAACACTTGGTACTAATATCTTATAGTCGTATTCTTTTAATCTATACTTTAATATGCCACCATTTTCAGCTATTTGAAATACGGCCTGACCTTTACTACCAAAAGAATATCCTTCTATAAAGATTTTAGGGTCTGTTAATTTGTTTATGATTGATAATGCCCAACTTGATAAATTTTCAAATCGTTCTATAGGATTTTTATATTCAGTATGTTCTGTTCCTAATATATTCTTCATCATATTACCAATATGTTTTTTTTTACTTGTAAGATAAAAGAATTTACAATCTTCAAATTTAAAACTACCATTACTTACACACATGGCTGGTGAGTTTAAACTAAAATCAATCCCAACTGTCGTTATCTGTTTCACTAACTTCCTCATCTATCTCGTGAGCACAAAATGGACACGTAATTGGATTCATTTCGTGTATCTCATTGTTCCACGCTATTACATATTTAGTTTGACAGGAAGGACAAGTTTTTGTTTGTTTAGTAATCATTATAGTTTAAATTTTTTAAATTGATCTTTTTTAACATCTTGTTTAATACCACCAATAACATAACTTTCAATTTCTGTTTCTTGTGGAGCATTCTGCATAGATCTACTATTCAACCAATGGTCTACCCAAGGTAATGGATTTACTTTAGTATCATAAACAGGATCTAAACCAATGGCCTTCATACGTCTGTTGGCCATATACTCTACGAATTGATGTAAAAGTTTTTCTGATAACCCTATCATAGAACCTTGTGAGAACAAGTAAGTTGCCCATTGTTTTTCTGAATTGACTGCATCATCATACATTTTGTAAACTTCTTTTTCTGTATCTTTAATAATTTTTAACATTACTTTATCGTTCTCTACGTCTTTATAATTATTAATTATTCTTTGTGATACTGCCAAGTGTTGACTTTCATCTCTAGCAATAAAAGAAATAATCTTTGCTGAACCTTCTAATAGTTTTAATTCACCAAAAGCAAAACTACAAGCAAACGATACATAGAATCTTAAACCTTCTAATATGTTTACTGTTATTAAAGCCTTCCATAATCTTTTCTTTAATTCGTATTCATCTACTTTATCTGGTGTTAATTGATACTTGTAACCCATTTCAATTAAATCATCATAACATTTAGTTACAGACTCAGCACGTTCTTCAATCTTCTTATCTTCTATAATTGTATCAAAGATTTCACCAGGATTTGCATATAGATTTTTTATAATGTAAGTGTATGATCTACTGTGTATTGTTTCCATAAAATCCCAAGTTACAATACAACCTTCCAATTCAGGTAAAGAACAGAACGGTAAAAATGCCAAACAAGGCCCACGTCCTTGTACACTGTCTAACATTGTTTGGTATTTTAAATTAGATGTAAATATATTTTTTTGTTCTGGTCTTAGTTCAAGGTAATCATTACGATCTTTTTGTAATGATACTTCTTCTGGTCTCCAAAAGAAACCTAACTGTTGTTGTGTTAATTTATCAAAAATAGGATACTTAAATGTATCATATCTTTGAACGGCCAAATCTTCACCAAAAAACATTTGTGCTTTGGTAAAATCTAAA